GGATTACAATCACACCACCGTCGGTAGGTAATAGATCTGAGAAGTCCTCTGACGTAGGGTCATTCTGTTGGTAACAACGTCCAGCTTCACTTGTATTGTCAAGTTGTTTACTGAACAGTATTTTACCACTATTCTTAGCAGAAGTCAAGCCAGCATAGAAGATACGGCCTGAGAAAGCAGCTACAGATTGGAAACGAGAGTCCTCAGTTTCTGTGACTAGACCTGCAATACCTGATGCTGTAGCTCTATCCTTATTAAAAAAGTCAAGAATAAAGTGGCCGTTGCCTGTCAGTGTTGTACCACCAAAGACCTTACGCCATTCAGCTTCATCGAAGTCACCACTGGAATCCTTACCTGAATACCATGGGTGTGTTAGTGGTGGGTACTCAGAGTTAGCTGACTGATATGCTGTTAGGGCTGCAGATCCTTTGTCTCCTGTCCAGCCAGCATTAGCTGTGTCATACTTACGAGCATCTGTAGGAGAGGCTGCACCATCTGAGTAGGTTTCAGTATCACCCTGCCACTCAAAGTCACGAGCCTTAGGTGTAATCTGAGTAGTCGAGATAGTATCTGTAGTGGAGTTGTATTCGATATAGAATGGTTCAATAGCTGAGGATACTACAACAAGATCACCGTTGATTGCAGCCATCTGTACTTTAGCTGTAGCTGCACCTGCAGATCCAGCAAACTCGAAGGCAGTCAAGTTTACAGAGAAAGACTTCTGTTGTCCTGAGTATGGTTCCTGTGCTGTGTTGTAGAAGTAAAGAGTTGGGCCAGCCTGTACTACAACAAAGTCAAGACCAGCAGTACCATCTACGTTTTTCCACTTACCAGTAGTAAATACAAAGGCATTATTAATAACAAAGGTGGACAAGACATTGCTGTCCTCCACCTTAGCTGCCAGCCTACGCCGACGAGAACCATCACGATCAAGCAAACAGTTCAGTTCATCAATAGAAGCATCCTCAGGAAAGGTAAGTTCACCTGCCTCAGTTATCAGACCCTTGACGAATGTGTTTACTACCTTTTGTGTTATTCTCTGAGGCATCTCGTTTTTTCCGTTCTTCTCGTTCCTTGGCGAAGTTTTCTCGTCGGGCTGCTACACTCTCCTTCTTCTTTAGGAGATAACCCTCTACGGCTTTCATAGCACTTCTTATGCTGCTATACTTACCAGAGAGTTCTGCAGGTACTTGACCCTTCTCAAACTTTACTTCAAAGAATATAAAACCATCTTGGGATTTTTCGATTATAATGTCTGATACAAGTTTATCTGACTTACAAACACACCGTTGGTTGACGGTATCTTCTATAAATTCGACCATTAATTTCTCCCGTAGTGGGGCCGTTTGTTTTCTCGTTTAGTACGAAACATATCATTCTGTGTATAAGACTTAAGGCGACGTGCCGCCTGTTCAATCTTAGGATCACTGCCTGACTTAAACAAAGAGAAGCAAGTAGACTTGGCTTCGGCTAGTAGGTATGGCAACATAGTGTCATCTAGGTCAGGCTCAAAGTTATCAGTCTGGCTGAATGTCGGATAGACAGTGCCATAGGCTCGTGTCTTAGACTGTTGCAGTGTGCTTTCTACAGTAGCATCATAGGAGTCCATGACGATGTGGTAGTCATCAAAGCTAGTGTAGTAGCTAGGCATACGATCATTACGAATGTAGAGTGGTGTACCACCAGCTACGTCAGTAACTACTACAACACCAGAAGCCTGTTCATCCATACGGTTCAAGAAGTCTAGAGGCTCAACAAAACGTACCTCAGACCAGTTAGCTCCTGAGGTTCCAATGTTATAGAATAGCTTCTCAATCTCTTTAGTATTCGTAGGGTAATGAAAGTGAGTAGGCTTAGTGCTGTCAGATAGTGGAGTAATCTGTAAGAGTTGTTTATGCTCAGGGATCTCACGGGCAGAGATAATATTGTAGTAAGTATCTTCTACTACAGATGCAATCTGTTGAGCCTCAACAGTATCACTAATGGAGTTCACAGCCTCTGAATCCATATCGTTCAGGATTGACTGGACTATTTCGAGGAGTGTACGTTTCATTAGCTAGGTACTCCTGTGATACGTAGGTAACCTGAGGCATAGTTAATAGTAGCTGCACTATCTGCCTTAGTGAATACTTCAATGTAGTCGTTAGTGGCAAGGGTAGTATTGAAGGCTGTAGTAATCTGGTTCCATGCACCAGAGGCTGCAGTAGCAATAACTCGGCTACCAGCTAGGGCTGCACCATTCTTATAGAAGACTACCTCAACATTTCGATCAGTACCAGAGGACTGTTGAATTGAGAATGTAGCTGTAATAGCAGCAGAGATGCTCTCAGCACCATCATACTGAATACGAGCATTAGGGGATGATAGACCAGTAAACCCATTGTTATCTACAAGAGTAAATGTAGGATTGATTACTGAGTCGGATGTAGTTGTAGCTTTAGCATAAGGACTACCTGTAGAGAAGGTAATGAACCCACCTACGTGACGGTGGTTCTGTGTCCATACACCACTACCAGAACCATTGGCAATGTAAACTTCTCCACTAGAGGCAGAGGCAGCACCTTTAGGTTCATGTAAGTATGGGTCAGTTAGAGTACTGTGGTTTACGTTTGCCATCTTGTTTCCTTGTTAGTCTATCTAAGGTTATACCCTCGGGAGTAGTAAAGAAATTATACAGTGTTTGTCAGAAAAGTCAATAACAAATTAGTGGGTACCCCCGAAGGGATACCCTGAGACTAGGTTATACTTCGATGTACTCGATAACCAGTTTAGCTGCACCAGCAGTGAAGGCTGCAGTGTCGTAGTCCCAAGAGACATACGCATCAGCAGCACCAACAGTTGCAGTACCGCCAACCAAAGCACCGTCGCAAGCAACAGCTTTGTTTGCTGCAAGGTCAGCTACAGCAACAGTTGCGTCGATACCGTCTGCGTCGATAGCAACACCAGCAGCAGTATACAGACCGACGTTCAAAGCTGCAGAACCGCCAGAAGTGAAGGCAGTAGTGACAACCAAAGAAGCACCAGTGATATACGAACCAGCAGGAATGAAGGCATCGTTAGCAGCAGGAGCAGCAGCAGCAGTACCGATAGCAGTTGCATCTTCAATGTTAATAACAAGAAACTTCTTGCCATATTCTGCAATACCGTTATCGGCAGGAGTGCCAGCAGCACCGTTAGTCAGGACCAGAAGGCCATCAGCATTAGTGTAAGACATAAGTTAATCCTCCCTATTACACAGCAGTCGAAGTTACGACACGAACCATGTTCTCTGGACGATACAACTTAACGCCGTAACGAGCAGTAGTAACGAACTCGTGACGTTGGTAGTCTTTGTTGTACTCGTAGTCCACTTCAGGCATCTGACGCCATGCACCCACGAATGGGTTTACGGTTGGGGATGCTGAGAAGAACAAGTTAACTTTACCTGCAGTTGACGAGAAGTCGTTGGTTGTTGAACCATCACGTTCTGCCAATGCAGAGTCAGTTGCGTCTGTCAAGTAGTTCGATGTATATACGTCGAAACCATAGACGTTAGCTACGAAACGCATACCAGTTGCGATACCTGCAGAAACGATACCCTCGAAACGTGGGTTGTTCGAAACGTTTGCAAGGTTCGACAAGGTATTGATCGTGAACTCAACGGATGGGTCAACGATAGCAACCATTGCTTGATCAGGAACGTTAGCTTTCTTCAAAGAGTAACGAGCAAATGCAAAGTCTTCGACTTGGATTTTACCTGCGTTACCGCCTGAGATACGGTGTGCAATACCGTCGATGGATTCTGCAGAGTTAGCAGAAACACCAGCTTCAGGAGCAGCCATAGTGGTGCTTTCGAAGTGCTCCATGATGGCACGTTCTTGCTCAGGAACAAAACGGCTCATCAACTCCGAAGAGTAGAATACGTCTTGTTCAGCTTTCTTGGTCATGTAAGTAGCCGAAGACAGGTACTTGTCAACGGTGAATGTGAACTCACCTGTGTCCAATGGACGGTAGTTGACAGCAGTATCTTCTGAGTAGTTTTCTACTTGTGCTTGACCGATAGATGGGATGTGGAAGGTGTTACCGTCTGGGAAACCTTCAAGCATACGGACGTACCGTTGTGCTTGCATCTCATCACGTAGAATCTCCTTAAGCTCCGTAGACCAAATGTCTGTACGAGTAAGGAGAGTCGAGTTGGCTGTAGTCATTGCCATGATTTACTTCTCCAATTAGATTCCAAACTTACCACCAAGACGGGCTTTATCTTCCATAAGTTGCCGTTGTATCTTGGGGGTATAGTAGAGGTTACGATTTTCTCGACGGAGCTTCTGGTAATATTGCCAGTTGCGATCTGTCGAGGCTTGCATATTAACACCCTCTGTGCGAACCGATCCTTGTACCATAGGGTTGAAGGACTTCTTAGGTTCACCAATCAGGTTAAAGAAAGCTGTTGGACTTTCGGCTGCTAGTTCCTGCATACGTTGGAGACTAATACCTAGTTCTTCAGATTTCTTTTGGATGATAGCCTTGGCTTCTGTGCCATAGCTTTTCTCCAGTTCCTGATCCACAATCGCAAGGTTCTGTTTTAAAGTATTCTCTTGCTCTCGTGCAGTCAGTGTTTGTTCAACAAGGCTCTTCAGGTCATCCTCACTCAGATTAGGGTTGGTGTTCCCGTCTGTAGTGCCACCAGTATTATTATTGTTGGGCGTTGCAGTATTCGCAGTGGTGGGTTCTGCGGCCTTATTCTGCAACTGGTCAAGAAGTGTTTTGGCATAGTCCTGTTTAGCCATGTCTTCCCGCATCTGGGTTAGTTGTCGTTCCAACTCACTAATGTAGTTGTCAGCTTCAAGTTTACCTTTTGCGAGGACTTCAGGATCTTTCCAGTTCTCTCCCTTTGCCTCTACGAGCTTGGCTACAAAAGACTCCTGTGGTGTGGTAGCTTCAGTAGTTTGTTGCTCTGGCTGAGTAGACTGTTCGGTTGCAGTACCCTCAGTAAATACACTCATGTGTTATTCCTTGTCTATTGTGATTAACTTCAGCACATCCTCAAGTACTTGGTTGTACTCGTTGACTGCCACTTGTTGATATTCCCAATTAGGAGTATCGTAATCACGAACAGAAGATTTCTTTTTGTATTCCTGTTCGAGAATTAGTTTGAGTTCATCAAAGGCATTTCTAAAGCCGAGAACTTCTTGTTTACGTTTTTCTCTGGCCTCACCCTTGAGACCTTTGAGCCATGCAGTTTTCATATTTTACTTCATCTTCTTTGGACGAGCCTTAGGACGAGGAGAAGTACTAGGGGCTAGTGTTGGACGAGGCTTAGGACGAAGAGACTTACTAGGTGCATAGGTAGGTGTCATAGCTTGTGACAGTGCATCCTCGATAGTCTTAGCACGGCTGTCCATACGTTTTACACGAGCATCAATTAGTGGTTGACGAGCCATAGTATATTAAATCCCCATTTCTTGAGCAACCATTAGCTGCTCTTGGTTAATCATCTCAGCTTCTTGCATTTGCTGTTGTGTTTCTAGTTGTTCTGTAACTGCAATGTTTTCACTGAATAGTGTAGGCTCACCTAGTTCATCAGCTAGGATACGAGCAAACTCTTTACCTGACATGTGTGCAGCTACAGATGGATCTGATAGTTTGATCTGGTATAGCTGTGTCAGGTTCTGTACACGACGAGCACGTTCAGCAAAGTGACGAGCACCGACAGGTACTATCTTACCTTTAGCTGTGATGTCGTCCTTAGTGATTGTCTTGAACAACACAGCACCTGTAGCATCATCAAACACACGGATCGTATCTGAGACATTCATGTTACGACGAGAAACTTCTAGCATTGCGTTCAAGATAGGCTCAAGGAACACACGTTCAAAGTGGGCAGTCTTGTGCTCAAAGATACGTGAGGCTGCGTTCTGTAGTGTCTGTACCTCGAAGGCAGTCTTCTCACCAGCAGTACGGATACCCATGGCCTGACGAGGAGCACCAGCCATCTCTTCCATCTTATCCTCTAGCAGACGGATCTGTAGGTCAGCCTGTAGTGCTGTAGCATCTGGTGCTAGGTATCCTACATCACCCTCTTCACCCATGTAGATACGGGCTGCAGGTTCAAAGTCAAAGTCTTCTACGTCACCACGGATCTTAAGGATTGGATATGCAATCTGATCGAATACGTCTGACTTAAGGTTCTCTAGGTGGTCAATGCGGTACTGCATACCAACCAAGTTATCTAGTGGACCCATGGCATATAGGTTGTCTGGACGTGGCCTCCAACCAGCATGGAAGATAGGTGCTGAACCTAACCAGCTAGGGTTCTCTTCGTTAGCTAGAACGTATGCACGGTCAACGACTGTAATCACACGGTCAGTGTATAGCTTATCGTTTACACTGTCGTAGAAGTCACCATAGAATGTCAGGATCTCTACGTAGTCAGACTCATAGTATTGTTGGATGGAAGTAAAGCCATCAGCAATGTAGCCATCGGCCTTAGCAAATGTGCTTTCTCCTGAGCCACGGACAGCAGCACGAGCACCCATCATCTTATCAAATACTTCGGCCATGTAAGACTTAGATGGATCATCTTGGATCATCTTACGGATCTCACCCAAAGTCTTAATGGACTTAATAACCTTAGGTGCTTTCTCGAAGCTAGAGGCTGTAGGGTTAAAACAGATGTCGTAAGGAGATAGACGTACAACACGTGGCCCTACATAGTTTACAACAAAGTCACCATTCTCTTTAACTTGATAGCTGTCTTCCCAAGAGACTGTAGCAAAGCAGTTGCCATACTGGATGTAGTCATACAACAAATCAGATGCAACATTAACAAAGCTAGACTGACGGATCTTGTTATCCATGTAGGCTTGGATTATATCACGTTTGTTTTTAGTATTGCTGTCGGCTGTGTCGGCCTCAAACCTCATCCACTTCTGTTGTGGAAACAGAGTAGCAAAGTAGTTAGCATGAAGGTTATCCATGATCTGTGTCAGCTTAGGGGTAGTCGTGCTGTTAGACCATGGCAGCATAGCATTTTTAGTTGTACGAGTGTCTGTGGCATACAAATAGTTACGAAGTTCTTTCCACTCCTGTACCTTCTGCTCACGAAGGTTAGACCACTCACGCCAACGATTAGCAATCTCAGTTGCCATATGGTCAGGGCCAAGAACCTGTTCAATCTCGATTGTTTCACCTGCCATTATGAGGCTCCTCTAAAACGTGAATTAGCCCAGACTATGTTGTTACTCTTACTTCTATTGACTGACCGTGATGGTTTAACGGCAATGTCTACAGCAGAAGCTAGAGCATCCTTAATATCGTCATGGGGTGGATTACGTGACATCAACTCTTCTTCTAGAGTTTGAATGTTGCCACCTCGGTAGTGCCACATTTGAAGGTTGTCGTATCGTGGCTCTAGGGTAGATGCAATCCGTTCTTCTTTGTTACCCTGATGTTTGTTAGGTCTAAACTCATCTATGGATAGAGACAAACCGTGTTGCTTAACGAGTTCCTTAAGTTGCTTAACAATAGCTTGTTGAGCTACTGTAACCTCGGCTCTCATCTTTCTAAATGACCACTTACCAACTAGATGGAATATGTGCTCAAAGTATTCTGAGATACGATCTGTACGGAACCTATCAATATCCAAGACGTATACGTTATTGTCTGAGTCTACACCTACTACAACGATTGCTGTGTAGTCAGCTTTCTTCGATAAGCTAAAAGCAAAGTCAACAGCAGCATAGACATTCAGTTTATTCTCTTTGTAGAACCAGTAACCATTCTCTTGCACTAGATGTTTACGTTCATAGTACTGGAACTTCTCACTACCTACAGGTACGTTATCTGGATCACTAGGATCGTTGTAGTACTGTGCTCGGAACTGACCCTTGTCTAGGTACTGCCCACGTTTCTTAGCTAGGATCTGACGAGTAAACCCAAAGTACTTACCGTCCCTACGTTGTTGTTGAGGCCAGAGGAACTCACCAGTGCCATCACCACGATCCTCTACTGCACGTTCAAATACCTCGTAGATGTTATCTTCAGCAACCTTATCGCCTTCCTCATTGTACTGATCCTCAGTCATCTGCATTAGATCGTTGTACAAGTCGGCTGGGTGATACCGAGTACCTACTACCCACTCCTTAGCATTGGCACCCTCGATAGATGAGAGTAGTGAGTACTGAGACTTAACCTTGTTACGTCCCTCACCCGTGTATGCGTTCTCATAGACTACAACGTCATCGAGTACTGCAATGTCACAGTGCATACCTGTAAGAGATGTAGTAAGACCTCCAGTAAAGATTGAGGGGTCACGGACATTCTCTTTCTTACGTAGTGGGTGGTCTAAAGCAATCTCACTTGTAGTCCACCTAGACCGTTTACCTTCGTCCTTGTTGACATGCTCAGGCCAGTAACGGCTATAAATGTCTGAAGTTAGGATACCCTTAATAAACCCTAGTTGTTTCTCTGCAAGGTTAGCTGTAGCTGAGATATAAAGAATACGTAGAGTAGGATCTTTGGTTAGCTCCCAAGCTACACGATAAGCAATTAAACGAGACTTACCATGGTCACGAGGGAATAGAAGAAGCTGGTGAGTTTTACCGTCTGATCTAGTCCACCAGTTACACACATCCTCATGACACTGGCCTAAGACTTGTTCT